TTAAAAAAGATATTTCTTTAATTCTTCAATTGCTTGTTGCGCACTTCGTACTATAACATATTTGTTTCGGCAGTTCTCAGCTTGCTTTTGAAACTCTTTTTGATGATCTGACTGTTTCCCTGTCTTAATTTTGAACTCTAAACAGAGCGAAGCAAACCCCTTTTTCGGTATGAGTACGATTACATCAGAAACTCCGGGCTTCACTCCTTGACGTTTAAGGTTAGCAGCTTCCCTAACATGACGGCTACCGCCATTCGGAACAGCAAATATAAGTCTGTCCGGAATATTGGGGAAATATAAAGGGATAAGTTTGAAGAACTCCGTTTGTATGCGAGCTTCCTCATTATTATGTACTTCTTTAGAACGTGGAGGATTATGCTGATCGGCATAGCAATTATAACACATAAAGCCGGTATCGGTTTTAATAACCGATACCGTTTCCTTTCCACATAAAATACACTTTTCTTTAGTCATTAATTCAAAATAAGCTAAATTGTATTGGCCTTCTACCTACTACTGTTATCGTTCTCTCATGAATCGGACATTGCGAAGCGTACGGGCATCTCCCTGACATTGCAGAGAGATGAGCTCCATGCCATTCATCCCAACTCGTTACATTATTCGCGGAGAGGAAAGTTATCAGCTTCATGCAGCAGAAACCACGTTCTTTCTCTTGACCTCCCGCAACTTCGAATAATCCATTACTTTGTGGGCGTTTCATTTGATTATCCCTCCATTATAGTCTTATTGAATGCTCTACTTGTTTCACTCACAATTCTCGTATCTTCGGACACACTTCTATGTTTCGCTGTCACCGTCTTTATTTTAGGAATAGGATTAATCTCTATTTGAATACTAAAGCTATCCGCATCATTATAATTCAATGAATTGGCAAGACTTTTAGATACAAAGTCTGAAATGCTTTCTTTATCTAAAAAGACATTCTTGCCTGTATTATCATTCTCTAAAATATAGCCATTTCTAGCTTTCTCGATCATGAAATTTGTTATTCTAATTGACATATTAATTCCTTTCTTTTTAGGTTATTCATTAATAACTTCGACATTATAAGCTATAATATCATCTCCATTCACGCCATACGATTCTGCGAAAGCATCTTCGATTTTTGTGGATAATAAATCTTCTAACATTCCATCGTTTTCAACTCCGGCGGGAAGTTCTACTTCACATTTTACGATCTTCTTCATTCTTTTATTGTTATATTCCATTCACTTTCCATAATTACGTGTTCACACTTATTGCACCTATGCAAATAAGTTGGAAAAGGGGCTGTTGTATAATCTTCAACTGCTATCTCTATGCTACCACATTCTGGACACTCAATACTTACCTCTTTGATACCGGGATGGTCCCAGAAAGATAGTTTCCCTTTTACATTTTCGATAGGTTCATCATAGATAATAGGATTAGCTAACACCCAGTTATAAACTCCTTTCTCTGCCCAAACAGACGGATGATTCCGCACGCAGTCTATAATCTCCACACTGCCGATAATAGAACCAAAAGGAAGATCGTCAAAGAGAGTGCTACAAAGTACAGATTTCGAGCGAAAGAGTGAGATCGATTGATCATTGTTTAAAATCCATCCTCCACGCTTATCTGCCCCAGCATGAATAAACACCCTCTTCCCTAAGTATTTCTTAGGACACGGCCAAGTTCGATTTTCATATTTGAGTTTTTTGAATTATTCTCCATCATCATAGTCTGTATCAAAGATACGTGCAACCATATCGACAATATTTTCCTCAATATCTTCCGTGGATCCAGTTACCGCATTGGCGATATTTTTCTTCTCTTGAATTATGCGATAAACTTTTTCATCAATAGTTCGCCGGCCAAGGAAGTAGTAACAGGTAACAGAGTCTTTCTGTCCGATACGATGCGCACGGTCCTCACATTGACAGCAATCGGCGTATGTCCAAGGGAACTCAACAAAGGCAACATTACTTGATGCAGTAAGCGTTAAACCGACTCCGGCCGCTTTTATTGAGCAAATAATAATATCCGCTTTAGGATTGTTTTGAAAGGCGTCAACCGCTCTTTGTTTCTCATCCTGTGAATCTCTACCAGTAACAGATACAGCCGTCGGAAAGTAACGTTTTAGTTGGTCTACAACTTCATGAAGCGAACAAAAGAGAATAATCTTCTTTCCATTCTCCCGAAAATCTTTCACAAATTCAATAACATCACGTACTTTGCCACGAGCGGAAATCTGCCGGAGAATATTGATACGTACCATCACTTCACCACGTAGAGCCTTTTCTATCTTATCATCGTCGGCGTCCTTGTACTTCTGCAAGTACATAATCAAGTCACGTTCCGCATCCACGTATTCCTTTCGATTAGTAATTTCGCAAGTGTTTACTTGACGTATCTTATCCGGTAGGTCTGTTAGAACAAGAGACTTCTCACGACGGAACATACAGTGCTGCCAAAGATTGAAATTCAGTTCTTTCAAATTAGAAGCTTCTCTTTGACCGGAGCAATATCGGTTAACAAATGGTTTGTAGCCACCGAAATCTTCCATACGATTCAAAATTGCTAGTTGCGGAATCAAGTCTTTAGGCCTATTGACTACTGGGGTTCCAGTCAGCTCGATAACCCATTCCTTACCGGTACATATACCTTTGCAAAATTTAGCTTGCTGGGTAGATGCAGATTTGCAACGGTGGCTTTCGTCAATGATAACTGACTTGAATAGATTGATTGAATTTCTAAACTCGACATCGCGCAGTGTCCATCCTTCGGCTTTTTTTATGCGTTGTACGAAGTATTTCTTTAATGATTCATAGTTAACAATAAACACCTGATGCATTCCTGTCTGGAAGAAGAAAGACCACGTATCACGCACCTTGTCAGTTAGGATCATCGCTTTTTTATCTGTAAATTTCTCCCATTCACGTAACCAGTTTATTTTGAGTGAAGACGGACAAATGACAAGACAAGGAAAAGCATCAGCAAGATTTATTGTTGCAATACTCTGCAATGTCTTACCGAGTCCCGGTTCATCGCAATTCATAAACCGTTTTAGTTCCAATCCTCGTGCAATACCTTTAAGCTGATAAGGATAAGGCTGAATCTTTAAATTGTGCGGAACGGTTAGATCCGGCAGTTCCGGAATATCATAAGCGATATCTTCCTCCTTTTTTTCTGTACCGTTTACCCAATTTATATTCTCAAACTGCTGTATTTGATAAATCATCCTTTCAAGCTCTACCCTACTCCTTGTCGGGACAATCCAAACTTTTTTAGTACCATCAAAATGTCTACCGGGAATCTGTCTGACCCGATCTATTATTGAAGTCTTATATTTGAATGATAATTCGAAATTATCTCCTTTTAATTCAATATTCATGATTCAGAGTATTTAGCAGGGGGAATTATCCCCCTGTGATGATTGATTATGCGGTTGCGTCAAGAGGTGCAGGCGCCTCTATTTGTTTTTTGCGTCCTCTTTTTTTAGGCTTCTCTTCTTCCAATACAACAGCTTCTTCCGGTTCATCCGTTTCGAAATCAAGCCGCTCTTGTCTGACTCCCCATTTCTCTTCAAACAGATAACTTTCAACTTCCGCATCACAAGCTGCAGCATCAATGCTCAATTCTTCATAGTAAGGATAGTCTGCATCAAGGAGAGGAACGAAGATTTTCAAGTCAACAACTTTGCCGGACTGGAGAAGTTTAGCTCCCATAATGGTAATTCCAGAAACACCATCGACGCTGTCATTTGCATAGCCCGTAATGATATAGTTTTCCAGAGTCTCTGCATAGCCCGGAGAAGTAAAGCTATCTTTGTTGATATTAGATGCCTCTGGCTGCTCACACAATACAACGAGATGTAATTTAAGCCGGCTAAACGCTTCTCTTAAATCACTGTGGATGATCTGATCGCAGCTCTTGTTAATTACATTCGTGTAGTTCGCTTCCGAGAAACGCTCATTGTACACTACATTCAAGCGGTCTTTTTTGATAACCGCCTTCTTGATCTCATTTTTTACTTGTTCCATAATCTTCTTTAGTTGATAAAGTGATAATACTAAATGCTGATACAACTCCCATGACGGCAGCCGTAGTTATTTCTCTAGTCGTTGCATCTTCTCTTTGAGAGAAAGATAATGCCGTAAACAGACCGATAACGGCTAGCCCGATTGTGATTCTTTTTAAGTTTTTCATGATGATTGCTTTTTATTGTTATTATACATTCCGGACATTTTCATTTCTTCTTTTGCTTTACTTATCACAGTTACACACCATGATAGTTGATGCGTTGCCGTCCGATTGCAGCGTTCGCACCAGTCGACCAAATATCGTTCTTCCCTACATAGAGAGTTAACTAGAGCATTTATAGCCGTCGCTGTTGCTTTCGCATTCTTAGCTGTTTCTACAAGCGTCTGCATGACCTCAGATTTCATCGCCTCATTGAGCCAGTATTTTGAGTCTGCAAGCAATTTGCCGGAACGGGCAACATATACAGCCAAGTCATTGCCACGTTGTACAGCTTCTGTCGCGTCTTCGCTCATGGTTATATTGAGAAATGAATCGATATTGGTTAATTCATCCAATATTTGATATTTAGGTGTGATAAGTAAGTTCATATTGTTTTCACTTAAAATATATTTAAACCATTAGTTGCCACCATTTAAAAGCAAGGTCCTCGTACTTCTCTTTTCCTCTGATATATGTAGGATGATTCCGGTCGGTGATAAAATGCTTGAATATCTTGCAGTTCTTTTTAGAGATTGCATAAATGAAATCCTGTTCACTTCCTGCTATATCCATATACCATGCCCGGGAGCGGTCCCAATCAAAGAAATCAATTGCTTCATCAAATTGTGCCTGGGATTCCGCGAAGGTCGTTTTCAAATCGCCACCAAAACCGTAAGCAGATAACCACCAGTCCCATTTACAACGAGTATCGAGGTGATAGGCAAAGTTTCCATAATGGAACTCCTGCTGCTTATTTACCATGAACCTCTGTGTATCGGACTGCGCTAAAACGACGGCAAGGAATTGATCCTTCTCCGCTTCCTTCCGGAGAGCCTTACGCATTTCAAGTCCTAATTCAAATTCTTCTGTCGTGTACACATAATCATCTACCATCAGCTTGTCATACCGAACACGGTCATTCTCTGTGATAAGAGCGTCTACAAGAGTACCGAACTTGAATGCCTTTTCTTTATCCCCGTATTGAGCACGGGGATAGAGATAATTTTTAAGTTCTGTCAGATCAGAGTTACTGACTTCTGTACGTGAATAATATGAATCGGGATTTGACATAACTATTTAGCTTTTACATCTGCCTCATAGCTGATGAATTGTGATTCGATATGTTTTTGATCTTTGCTGTTTGCCTGCTTCTCGCAATAGGTGGTCATCTTTTTAAAGATTTTCTCTAGTTCTTCTATCGGCAGGGTTTGTCCTTCATTTATCCACCACATTTGAAAGATCTCAATAAAACCTTGTTGGTGAAGCACAACAATCTTCTCTTTTACCTTAGCGTTTGTCGGTGGAGGCGCAATAGACGCTGCGGCCGCCCCAAAAAGGCTACCGATTGAACTTTGCTGCGCTCTCATGGCAGTCTCTTGCTTAGCTATTTCTTCCTGCTTCTTTATTTCTTCCATCTGTCTTGCAGTTTCTTCCGCTTCACGTTGCTTGCGTTGCTTTTCCGCTTTTGCTGCTTCTTCCGCATTCGCAAGACGAAGTTGTTCCAGTTCTGCCAATTCTTTACGCTTAGATGGAATGCGGTCGATGAGGTCCTGCTGGATGCTTGACAGTTTAGATTTATATAGCTGAGCATATTCCTCATATTTACCCTGTAATACATTCTGACGGATTTCCTTCTTTGTATCCTGGCTGATATAATAAGTAGCAGAATCTCCTACAAATTTATCGAAATGCGTTTTAGGATAATCAGTCTGAAAAATGGTAATACCGATAACTTCGCGGTCAAAATTCGCATAAGTAAGCCCTGTGAAGATATTCTGTAATTCGGAAATCTTAGATGAAAGATACAGGTTGAAATAAGAAAGGAGATTATTCTCAATTGCTTGCTGATAACTTGCTTTCTCTGAATCAATTCGAGCTTTTTGCTCAGCCGCTTTTTTTCTTTTCTGTTCTTCTTCATATTTGAACTTAGCATACTCATTGCGTTTTGCTACAAGCTTCCCGGGGATTGTGGTAGAATCTTTAGGATCAATCTCTTTTTCCTGTGAAGTGAAGAAAGAACGCACTCTATCAAAAATCTGTGTGATAGGTTTACGACGTTCATCCATATTTTTAATAGTTACACTAACCTTTTTCAAGTAGTCAGCTGCAGCCTGGTCTATTGCTTCATTCATACCTTCTCCTTCGATTGTATCAAGGAGAGTTTGACCAGCTTCATTGCATTTCTTGACAGAGTTAGTATTCCTTCCGATGATGTCCGGAAAGGATGAAAGAATGTTTTTTACCTCATCTATTTTGATTAATTCTGTTGCCATAATTGTTTTCTTAAATTGGTTAGTAAATACTTAGAATCCTCCGTTTGCATCATCTTCAGACACTGTTACTTGTACTGGTTCCGGAGCGTCTAATTGCTTTTCTTCTCCGAAAGGAGTCTTAGGGTCATCTACCGTTTGAACAGGTTCATTCACCTTTTCTTCATCTACAATGCCATAGTCGATAACTTCTTCATCTTCCTGCTCTGTAGCCATCATAGTATACTTTCCGGTACGGACCTTAGGATAAGCATCAAAAGCGTGCTTAATCATCTTATTTTCTAAAAAGCCGGGATCAATGCCGCCACCATTCGAATAGTACAGCTCATTAGCTTTGCCTTCTACTCGTTGTCCATCTTTGTAGTATGAGTTGTTTTTGGCTGAAAACTTAGCCAGGCGCTGGATATCGCCTTCAAGTAACCATTGATAGTCTTCAGATCCGTCACAACGCACTATGCGAATGAACGCCCCTATTACATTAGAAGATTTACGAGGTATAGCGGCTGAATAAGTAATCTTCTTCACACCATTATCGAGACTGATAGAGAATATATCTCCTTCGTAAACAATAACCGGGTTATCCGCATATCTTATTTGTCCGGCGCGCATACGCATAGTCAGTTCCCCATAACCAGTAACAGAAACACTAGCTCTTTTTTCATATCTATCATATCCTCGTTCATCTTTTTGGCCTGTTTTTACCTTTCGTGGAATGAGATAACAATGAGGATGTGATGTATTATCAAGTGATAGTCCATTTACAGCCATATCTAGGAAGCAACCAAACAAGGACATCTTAGTACACTCCGCCAAGGACGGGTTTTCACGTAGAACCTTTTGAAAATTGAATACTTCCTTGTGATATATTTGTTCGCCCATCTGAGAACCCCAAATAGCGTTGTACATCTGAATAAATTTCGTCTGTACATTTTCATTTTCGACAATTTTCGTTGCTGGAAGTGCATTAAGCTCCTCCACTTTAATTTCAATAATGTTACTCATAATTGTTTAAATATTAGTTATTTATTAGTCTCCTTGATATACTCCACGGCTGTATTCTTCCATTAATAGAAGATCCTCCGCAGTAGGTTGTTTAGTTATATCCATCTTACAAGGTGCCACCTCTGTAGGAGTTGGTTCAGAGCTACATATCCTTTTCTGTTCTTCTCTTGCATCAAGCTGCTTACCAATGCTTTCCTGTAGAGCCTTTAGCATCTCTGATGATTTTGGTACATAGGTCATACGGCTATCTGCATTAGTTGTTTGATAATGTTGTCCGGTACTTTATTATGCAGGTCCATCATTGCGCTGGCTGTTTCCAGTTCTGAACGCTTCACATAATATTTCCCTCGTTCCTTATTATTTGCCGGATAAAATTTGATCCAGGCTTTTTCGCGCCATTCTGTAATCAGGCGTTTTCCGTATATATCTTCCGCTTGTGATATTGTTACTACTTCGGGGAGTAGTCCTAACATCGTCAACGTTTGAACAGTTCCGATCTTAATACATCGTGCTACCATCATTTCGAAGCAATTTTCCATAATCTCTAATAGGCTGTTTCTTTGTTTAACTTTGAATGGTGTTGAGCTGATTTACTGAAACACATCTGCATCTCTATGCTATGCTGCCTGATTAATATTGATTTTAGAGTTCATATACTTCTTCAATTCTATTTCTTCGTATTCTTGCCCGTCGACTCCGGTTAAGGTCGTTATTGCAGTCAAATGCAATCTGAAAAGCAATGATCCCAAGAAATGAGAGAGCTATGATTGTTTTTTGTAGTTGCTTGAAGTCGATATTTAGAGCGAACACTCTATTTATCCACCAAGCTCCAAGTTCGTTTAGTTTGCTGGTTCCTGTCTTTTTATAAGCCTTATCGAGCAGGACATTTACCGTACCATAGGCAGTACCTAATCTGTCGGCAATCTCCTTCTTTGCCAGGCCACAGGCAGCCAATCCTGCTATTTGATTTTCCCTCTTGGTTAAGGTAGAATCAGCTTGCAGATCCATGATGCAAAATCTCTAATTCGGCTGCCGCCCTAGAAACTCCTTTTGTAGCTTCGAGGGCTTCATTAGCCATTCTTACAGCGACATTCAATACTTTTGCTTTGTAGGTTGAGCGAGCAGAAGCGGGCTTGTTGTTAAGGATATTGTGCACTGTACCCTGTGAACATCCGACTTCCTTTGCAATCTGCTTTTCGTATCCGTAAGGCAGATTTGCTTTGATTGTTTCTAATTGATTTTCCATATACATTATTGTATTTATAATTTTTAGTTCCCGGAGAGGCGATCAAACCCGTCCGGGATTATATAGCTTAATCTTTAACTTCTTCGCAGGTTTCTCCGAGCCAAGCGACACATTCTGATGTTCCCTTAGTAAAGTCTACCGCCTTATTTTTAGGGTTGAATTTACCTTCAACTATATCACCTTCCTTTACTCCCGCTTCCTTTTTAAGCTCCCACAAAAGCCACTCATTGGATGTTGAGCCGGTTACATTCTTGATTCTTACTTTCATGTTTTATTCTTCCGTTTCTTCATTATCTTTATCTTCTACTTGCAAAGCTTCAAGCATTTCATTATCAAGCTTAGAAAGATCTAGCCTTACTTCTTCACCAGATTCGTAACTTGAAACTACCAAAATACAGGAATGACCATTTTCATTGTATTCGAAATCGAAACGTTTGCTTCCGCCTAGGATGCGCATTACTTCATTTAGATTCTTCATATCTTGTCTTTTTAGAGTAAATAATCTATTTTGTTAACTTTGTTGCCCTTTTATTTTGGCGTTATCAATGTTTTGCGCTAACTTTATAGTGCAAATGTAATTAAAAACATTACACTGTAATTAAAAACAAGACAAAAGGTGTAATCTATTAAGATAATTTAATAATATTCGTATGCATATAGGTAACAAAATTAAAGAAGAAGTCTCTAAAAGAAATATAAGTGTAACAGACTTTGCAAAGTTGATAAACAAAAGCAGACCTTATACTTACTCAATATTTGAAAAAGAAAATATTGATACAGAACTACTTATACATATTTCATCTGTTTTAAATTTGTCACCAGCATCATTCTTCGAAGATATAACACCTAGTGTAATGCAAAATGGTACAAAGAATGTTTTGGTTGGTAGAGATAATAACGGTAATATATCAACTAATGAATGCCAAGATAAACTTGAAGATGCTATGATAGAAATAAAGCATTTGAAAGCTGTTATTGAAGGCAAGGATAAACTTCTTGAGGAAAAGGAACGATTGATTAATGTATTAATGAATAAGTAGAATATTAAAAGCTCAAATAAAACAACTTATAAAATATTAGTATCATGAAAAACATTTTATTTACATTAGTTACTTTGGTTTTATTTTCAGGATGTAATCATAAGCCAAAAATTGAAGATAATCCGGGAGCTAAATCTGCTGATGAAAGTACATCAGTTTCTACTTTAAATAACCAAAAAGATGAGAAAGAATTATCTACTATTGCTATAAAGAAAGGAGATATTGTCAAACTTATCAAAAAAGAAGAATGGGATTCAGAAAAACAACAGTGGATTAAAGCCACTAAGACATCTATATTTTCCGATAAAAGAAGTCTAACAGACGAACACTTGATAGCCATATTCCCCAATGGCACAGAGGCTGAAGTTACTGATATATACGAAGAACGGCTAAACAATGGAACTATTTGGCGTGTATATAAAGTAAAAACCAAAACCAATCCTTCAAATGAAGGCTGGATAGCAGATTTTAACATAGTGAAATAATATAAACTACTTTAACAGGAAAACAAAGGACATATAGACCAAGCCATCAGAGAATATATGGAATACACTAAACGAGATATGAGTTATGCTGTAGACTTCATCAACTCTATATAAGATGAATTTAGAAGTCTAGTAAATTAATTGTGTATAAAATACAGAATATTATGGATGAATTTGATATAAATGAATTTAAGAAAAAAGTTATAGAGATGCAACAACAATTAGAAAAAGACGTTGATCTCAAGCTATTAGATGGTACATGCCGAACAATCAAAGTATCATTGGCAAAAGGCATTAAAATAATAAATAGTAAAAATGGAGATACACTTTATTCAAGACTGTATTTAAAAAAGAATGATAAACAATCTGGACATAAATATTTAGATGTTGTTTCTCCAACTATGGACGAGTTATTAAAAGAGTTTGGCCCTGCGTTAACTACAATTACAATGCAGCAACAAAAATAGTAAACAACAAAGTTCATATAGATAAAATCAAAACTAAAAACGATACCCCAATGAGTATAAATACCCTAATTATATCTAAAGAAGAAGCTAGAAAAATTATAGAACAAGAAGAAAATCATTTTTATGATTTTAAAGCTAAAGAAGTTTCTGGTAGTAAAGTTCAAAAAATTGCAGTAGCTTTTGCAAATGCTGACGGAGGTGAATTCGTCATAGGTATCAAAGATTATAAAGATGAGTCAGATACAGATAAACGTTGGGATGGAATGTCAACAATAGAAGAATATAATTCTATCTTAGGAACTTTCCTATTAATAGTTCCTTCACTAGAGGTAGCTCAAAACTTTCTAACATGTCCTGAATATCCAGGATATCTTTTAAGAGTTAAAGTTGAAAAAAGTAATCAAGTTCATAAAACATCAAACCATGAATGTTATTTAAGAAAAGGTGCTCAATCATTAAAACTAACACAAGAAGAACAGATTGCCAATCTTCGATTTGCTAAAGGTACTGTAACTTATGAAAATGATTTAGTTCCACAGGCTGATCCAGAAATAGTCTATGATAATAATAATATAACAGATTTCCTACAAGAACTTTCTCCTCGAACAGATCCTTTAGAATATTGTTTTAGTGAAAATTTGATTCATAATAAGACATGCCAACCAACAGTTGCAGGCATATTACTATTCGCAGATAACCCATCCGCAAATTTGCCAAAAAAATGTGCTGTTAAGATTATTCGATATGAAACAAAGGAAGAAGAACCTGAAAGAGAGAATTTAAAAGAAACATTTTCCATTGAAGGACCTTCATATAAACTAATAACAGATACCGTAAATAAAGTTTCTGAAATTATGTCTCAAATTCAGGTTTGGGGTACTGATGGTAAATTAAAAACGATGGAATACCCCAAAGAAACAATTTGGGAGATTATAACTAATGCAATTATTCATCGGGATTATTCAATATCAGATGATGTTCAGATTCACATTTATGATAATAGAATTGAAGTAATTAGTCCAGGGAAATTGCCAGGAAATGTGACTATTGATAATATACTTGATACACGATATGCGAGGAATTCAAAAATAGTAAGAACATTAAGCAAATACAAGGACGCCCCTAACAAAGATATTGGCGAAGGATTAAACACAGCATTTCAAAAAATGAAAGAATGGAAGTTGCAGTCACCTAGAATAGAGGAAAGAGATAACTATGTATATGTAACTATTCCCCATATTCCATTAGCTAGAGCTTCTGAATTAATTCTAAAATTCTTAGACAATAATGATGTTATAACAAACAAACAAGCTCGTGATATAACTGGTATAAAATCTGAAAACTCTATGAAGTCAGAATTTTATAAGTTAAGAGATGAAGGGTATTTAGAACGAGTTCCAGGAAGAGAAGGACCCTCATCAGCTTGGAGATTGACGGAAGAAGGGAAAATGAATAGAAGTCTTGTATAGTTCATCAAAGAATAAGAAAATTATCAAGAAAAAAAATATACAATTATTACTACTATATAAATATGAAATTATGAGACTAATCGATATAAAGCAAAATATAGATATTGCAAAGAAGTCCTTTAATCCAACTTTTCCGGCTTCCAATGGTAATTATTACGTGAGTAATATATTAGAGACAAAGAAGGGTATAGATGCTTTAATTAAAGCACATATATTACCTACTCATGGTACGGATGAAGAAGAATTTCTTAATGTGATCCAATCTGCTTTTACTGATACAGTTTTTGTTAGTTCCAGCCAGCAATCATCTTTTGTAAACTTTTCGAACCGACTAAAATTTTTAATAGCAACTTTTAGTATATGGATCGATGGCTATATTACTACAGATGAAAAAGATACCACTATTAACATAAAGTTGCCTCAGATAAATGGACTATCCGATCTATCAGAAAAGATTAGCTTATTAGAAAAATCATTAAATGGAATTTCTACTATTAATGGCGGAAGTGAGGTGAAAGTAGAACAGCTAGACCATGGGTCTTTATGGATAATCATTGCAGTTTGTAGCACTCAAATAGTAAAAGCATTGATTATAGCAATAAACAGCGCTCTTGATATTGCTAAGAAAAAGATTGAATTAGATCAAGCTAAAGAAATTCTTAAAAGAACCCAAATGGAAAATGGTGCTATTGAAAATTTAATAAATATACAAGAAAAAGTAATTGAACAGCTTATTCAAGAACAGGTTGAAAGTGCCAAGTATAAAAAGCCAGAAGATGCTAACGGCTTGACTGAAGCAGAGCAAAAAAACAGATATACAAAATCATTGACCGAACTGACTAAATTAATAGTAGCAGGAACTGAATTTCATCCTGCATTATGTGCCTCTTCTGAAATTCAAGATAGTTTTCCTAGTTTTAAACAGTTAGAGCGTCAAAGTCCATTACCAGAATTACCTCGTCAAGAAAAAGATGATAAAGATAATACTAAAAGGGAGTAA